CGTTTCACGTCTGAGAATGGGGGCACCAGTGTTGCTGTAGGCAGAGGCACGGCACTTACTGGCCGCGGATTCCATGTCGGCGTGGCTGACGATTTGTTAAAGGATGACGTAGAAGCATCCAGCCAGGCTATGCGTGATAGATGTTGGGAATGGTTCACAAAAGTATTTATGACTCGCCAAATGAACGAGAACGCCGTTGTTATCGTGATGATGACTCGCTGGCATGAGGATGATGTTGTTGGGCGGCTGACCAACCCATCCAGCCCATACTACAACGTCGAGGAAGCCAAGCAGTGGAAGGTTCTGAATCTCCCAGCGGAGGCGATTGAAGACGACCCTATGGGGCGAAAGCCGGGCGAACCTTTGTGGCCTGGCAAGTTCGGCAAGGAATACCTAGAGGGGCAGAAGCGACTTAACCCGCGCGCGTTCCAGGCGTTGTTCCAGCAGCAGCCAAGCCCGGATGAAGGTATCGTTTTTAAGAAGGAGTGGTTCACTTGGTATCGCAACCATGAGCGTCCAGACCCGCAGACTTTAAGGATCTATGCGGCGAGCGACCATGCTATTGCAACACAGGCGCACAACGACAAGACGGTGATGCTGATTGTCGGCGTCGATAACGCTGGTTACATCTGGTTGATTGATTGTTGGTGGGGGCAGGCTGATAGCTTGGTTCAGGTCAATCAGATGATCGACATGATGGAGAAGTGGTCGCCGCAATATTGGTGGGGTGAGGATGACACCATCCAGCTGACCATTGGCCCCTTGTTACGCAAGCGCAAGATGGAGCGAGGTGTTACATGCACAGTGATAACAGAGCGTATAAGGGGTGATAAAGAGCAAAAAGCACAATCAATTCAAGGTCTGATGGCGGATAGGCGCGTGAAATTCCCGAAAGATCTATGGTGGGGTTTTGAGGGATCTGAGCAGATGCTGAAATTCCCCAACGGATCTTTTGACGACTTCGTTGATGTGATGAGTATTATTGGTCGAAAGGTGAACGAGCTGGTGAACAGCTCTTATAAAGCGTCTACTCCTGGTCCAGACCGAGGCACATGGGGGTGGTGGAAAAAAGAGATAAAACACCAAACGGCATTAAAACAACGCGCCGCATTTGCGACGTCTGAGGATGGTTGGTAATGGCATTCCGTAAAGCATATGAAGTAGAAACCCCGGAGGCGCGTAAGGCGCTGTGCGAGGCATTCCAGGCCGACATAAGAAATGCAAAAAAGATATGGGCTAAAGACTTTAAGCGCATGACGGAAGACATGGAGATCGCTCGGCGTGGCGCTGCAAAAAATTGGGGTTCATCAAACAAGTATCGGGTGAACATCACTCAGAGATACGTACGCCAAAAAGCGGCTGCTCTTTACGCAAAGAATCCTAGAGCTGTGTCTAAGCGCCGTCAGCGTATGGAGTTCCAGTTTTGGGACGGCAGTGACCAGCAAATGATTGAGGTTCTGCAGAACGCAGAGATGGGCGACCCTGTAGCAATGATGTTTTTGCAGGACATGATGCAGGGGCAGCAACGCAAAGCAATGCTAGATAAGGTCGGCAAGACGCTTGAGATCTGCATGGATTATTTCACGCGCGAGCAGGAACCGAAGTTTAAGCATCAAATGAAGCGTGGCGTTTACTCTGTCATCCAGACTGGTGTTGGTTACATCAAGCTCGGCTTCCAGCGCGACATGGAATTGACCCCGGAAAACGCAAGGGTTTTGGCAGATCACGCTAAGCGATTGCGGCACATCGAAACCCTAATGGAAGAATTGAAGGACGAAGATGCCGAGGTAGATCCAGAGCAATCAAAAGAGGCTGAGGAACTACGGAACGCTATAACAGCCCTTCAGAGCAATGAGCAAATTATCGTCCGTGAAGGTCTGACGTTTGATTATGCGTCTCCGACAAGCATCATCCCCGACCCAGCGTGCACATCTATTTTGAGCTGGATGGATGCTGATTGGTTGGCTGAAGAAATATTTATGACTCCTGATGACATTAAGGAGTATTTCAATCTGGATCTTAAGCACAGCGGGGTTGAGTATCATTCGTACAAGACCAGTGGCGCTGAATACAAGCGTAACCCCAATAGTGACTACAAGGGGAAGCGTGACGATTTAGCTTGTGTGTGGGTGATGCAGCACAAGCCCAGCGGCATGGTTTACACCATGATTGATGGTTTCGATGATTTTGCAGAAGAACCAGAAAAGCCCCAGATAGAGCTGGAAAGATTTTTCAACATCTACGGCTTGATCCTAAATGAGATGGAGCACCACGACGAACTGTTCCCTGAGAGCGACGTAAGGATCATGTTGCCGCAGCAGATGGAGATTAACCGTTCGAGGGAGGCTGTGCGCCAGCATCGCATGGCTAATCGACCAGGCTATATCACTCCGCACGGTCTGTTGAGCGATGAGGATAAGGCACTACTGACGAACCATGCGGAAAATGAGGTCATCTCTCTGCAGGGCGTTGATCCTGGCCGAGATCTTAGAACAGTTCTGCAGGAGATCCCAAAACAGGGGATCGACCCGAATCTGTATGAAACCGGCGGGGTGATGAATGACATATTCCTGTCTATGGGCGCGCAGGAAGCGACCTTCGGCGGGACCAGTAACGCTACAGCGACGGAAGCGGCTATTGCTGAGTCTAGTCGTGCAGGCGCCACAGAAGCGGAAACAGATGCTTTGAATGACTTTTTGAGCAACCTGTTCCAAGACGCCGGCAAGGTGTTGCTGATGGAGTTGGACGTCGAAACCGTCAAAGAAATTGCGGGCCCAGGCGCTGTTTGGCCCACCCTGTCCAGGGCAGAGATCGCAAAAGAGCTAATGCTCGATATTGTTGCTGGGTCAAATGGCAGGCCCAACAGAGCTCAAAAGCAGAATGCTCTGCAGCAGCTTGTCCCGATCATGTTGCAAATTCCTGGCGTGACACCCGGATGGGTTGCCAAGCAGCTGATCGAGGTGCTGGACGAAGGGATAGATCTTGAGGAAGCGTTGGCAGCTGGTCTGCCGTCTATCCAGGCGATGAACCAGAATTTACAACAGACGACTTCTCAACCCGGAAATGACCCAAACAACCAGGGCGCTGAGGGGGCGAATAACGCACCAAGACCACCAGGGCAGCCTGGCACAGCGGCGCCTATGGGCGGGAACAACATAATGGCGTTTATGCCAGGGGCGAGCAGTGTATGAGAACACTGCAGTCTTAAAAGCGATTGCGTCAACATTTGGGGATGAATGGGCCACGGTCAATGAAATGGTCTATCTGACTGGGTATAAAGAAGACGCCATCAGACCCCGTTTGGCTGAGCTGACGCATTTAGGTTATGCACGGCGAAGAAAGACGCCGAGACAGCGCACCCAGACAGGGAAGCCCGTTTGGGAGTACCAGTTGAAACCGGACATAATTGATAGACTTCGACACAAAATGTCGAGTAATATCAACACTATAAAGTGTTTACCAGGACGTAAAAATGCCAGCTAAAGCGTTTAACGCTGCAGATGTGCTGAACCAGGAGTCGTCACCTGATTTAGATGAAACCTCGGACGTATCAACGGATTCGTCCACCGATGACGGCGCAAATCAACCCAGTTTACTTGACGTAGTTAAGGATGCTGTGGAACCGGAATCGCCACCGGATGAGATGGTAGATGAGGATCAGGATCAGGAAGATTCTGACGACGAGACTGAAGATGAGGCGGAAGAAGAAACCGACGAGTCTGACGTTGAGTCTGATGATGAAGCCGATGAGGATGCTGACGAATCACCGAAAGAGACTGAAGCAGAAATGCTTGCCAGGCTCGAAAAGGATCTGCGCGCAGAAGGTAAAAACCTTCAAAAGATCGCCAGATTCAGAGAGATCCACGGCGAGAACAAAGAGCTTAAGTCGAAGCTGGAACAGTACGACTTCGAGTTGGAGCGCACCAAGCCGGTACGCGATCATCTTGACCAAATAGCGGAAGCCGCTAAGCGTGTCGGGATGGAGCCACAAACAGTGGCCGACATCATGGCGTTGCCCATGTTGTATGCAAGCGATCCTGCAGCGGCTCTACAGAAACTCTCTGCGATTCAGCAGGCGTGGTCGGGCGAAGTAGGGGAAACCCTGCCTTCGGACATCCAGCAAGCGGTGGAAGACGGTCATCTGACTGAGGAATACGCTAAGCAATTAGCACGCGAGCGCGCAAAGGCGCAACGTGCAGAGCGCGATAGTGAATACACCAAGCAGCAGACAGCCGAAGAACGTCGTCAGTCAACTTTGTCGGAAGCGCGTAATGCGCTCAACACGTACCAGGCAAGCCTGGTTCAGTCAGATCCAGATTACACAGATACCGCAAGGAAATTGCACCAGGACCGGCTGATAGCGATCTGTCAACAACGTGGATTACCACAAGACAAAGATACCGCAGTCAGCATGGCTCAAGAGGCTTGGGATAGCGTGAAAAAAGACATGCAAGCCCTGCTTCCAAAGCCGACCAAGAAACGAACGGTCCAGGGGCGGAGAAGTAACAAATCTCCTGCCGCCGCACCCTCAAGCATGCTTGAGGCTATTTCCGGCGTAGTAGGGGGTGTATCCGAGGATGAATAACAATGGCTTTTACAGCTGACGAATTAGCATCAATTGCAAACGCGGCCCTAGACTATCACTGGAAAGGGCAACCGCTTCCCCAAAACATTCAAGACAAGCCTATGCTTGCTGCTCTGGAATCGAAGCGTAAGACCTTCCCAGGCGGTAAAGGCGACATAACCTTGCCGATAAAAGGCAAGTACGACTTTGAAGGTACTCCTGGCTCCGAGCCTGGCAACCTGACGGGTTACACCCATGATGACACCGTGGCATACGGCACCATCGCTGGGATCAAGCGAGCCGCGTACCCCTGGCGTGAAGTTCACACTGGCTGGAACGTGACCCATACTGAGCTCAAGATCGACGGCATCTCTGTTGTTGATTCTGCGTTCGGCGCGAAAACCAGCAACCACAGCAAGCGTGAACTGCACGCGATCACCAACATCATGCAAGACAAGATCGAGACTTTCTCTGAAATTGTCGCTAAGCAGTTGAATGAGATGCTTTGGGGTGATGGTACTGCCGATGCGTTGGGTTTCTACGGGATTCAGTATTTCATTACTGCGACCCCTGCAGTGGGCACCACAGGTGGCATCAACCGTGCGACGGATACGTGGTGGCAGAACCGCTACCTGTCTATCAACCCGGCAACCACGGAAATGCCGGAAGCGATCAAGACCGAGTTCCGCCAATTGCGCCGGTTTGGTGGTCGTCCAGATATGATCTGCGCAGGCAGTGACTTTCTCGACGCGCTGATCACCCAGCTTCGCAGCAAGGGGTACTACACCCAAAGTGGTTGGAATCGTCCTTCCAGCACCGAGATCGACGTTGCTGATGTCACCTTTGATGGCATCAAGTTTATGTACGATCCGACTTTGGATGACCTTTCTTTAGCCAAATCCTGCTATGTCATCGACAGCCGCCGGCTGTTCTTGCACAGCATGGAAGACGAGTGGGGCAAAGACCATAACCCGGCTCGCCCACATGACAGCTACGCTGTTTACAAAGCGCGCACCTATACCGCGCAGCTCTGTGCAAATCAGCTGAACTGTCATGGTTTGTACGTAATCCCATAACGGGCTGCGTTGAACAAGGGTGCCTGGGTAACTAGGCGCCCTTTTAACCAGAAGGAAGATGAATGCAATACTTTAGCTGCCAAGTAGCCATAGCGGGCGATGTCCGCAACAAGATTTTTATGTCCCGCGTATCTGTGCCAGAGATTCAATTGCTGCGCCTGATCCACGGTGAGAATGAAGTAACCGACCTGCGTGGGGTAGAGAAGGTTCCTTTGAACGACCAGCGGGATGAGGTAGATCGCCTGCAGATGAAATATTCGAAATACGCGAATATCGTGGCTAATTTGTCACGCGATTTCCAAGGTCGGTTCCCATCTGACATACGCGATCTGCGCATACAATCCAGTTGTTTCGCGGCTGATCCTTTCGCGCAATTTGAAGTAGCAGAAATGCTGGAAGGCGAGAGGATTGGTGACGATGATGAAGTCGATCCAGATGATATAGATCTGGATGACGTTGACATCGACGAAGACGACAGCGACTAATAATGAGAGGCGTAGTTCTTCAAGAATTAGTGCGAAGGCTGCGCGTCATGTTGAGCCACAGCACGAACGTGGCTCATGGTCAAGCGACAGAGGAATCCCTTAAAGAGCGATTGCGCCTGTCCCAAGAGTGGCTGTGGGAACAGTACGATTGGGAGCATCTTGACGTATCCAGGGACATTCAGTTGTTGGCTGGGCAGAGATTCTATGACGTCCCGTCCGACCTTATTGCTGAGCGTATTCATTCGTTTTCATTCAAGTACAGCAATGAGTGGATACCTGTTGAATACGGTATCAACCCGGAAGATTTCACGGTCTACGACAGCGATGCTGATGTCCGTTCGTGGCCGATCTATAAATGGAATTTTTCTGAGGATACTGAAGCGTCAGATCCTTACGGCAAAATTGAGGTTTGGCCTATCCCGTCGCAGAGTGGCGATCCATCGAGCAAGTTAGGGTATATCCGGCTGCAGGGCATTCGTTCACTTGGGCAACTGATAGGCGATAGCGACAAGTGCACCCTGGATGCCAATCTGATTGTCTACCAGGCGGCGATCCCGATGGTAGCAAGACAAAACCAAAAGGACGCAGAGCGGCTTGCGGCTGAGCAGGAGAAACTGCGGTTGCGGCTTCAGGGCAATGGTAGTCGCGGACGGTTTAGCTTCAACGAGGACGAATTAGTTAAGGCGAGCGATTATAGATTCGCGTTCGTGAGGAAGTGACGTGGCTTATTACGAGATACGGGATTGGAGCAAAGGTATTGACCTTCGCCGACTCGCCGAAGCCACAAAAGCAGGGGCGCTGCAGTCTGCAGTAAACTGCCATGTTACTCGCGGCGGCGAGTTGGAAAAGCGCAAAGCCATACCTGAAATTTACACGCTACCTTCCGACTGTCACGGTCTGTGGGTAGATCCTAAAGGCCAACACCATGTTTGGTCGATCAACGCAGATCCTGGTGGACTGGATGCCAGGGTTGTGTGGCATCAGATAGTCAACCCAGATGATGCGCTAGAGGACATCAATAGGATTCTCAGCTATGACGATTACTATTCAATCCCCTATGTCGTCGTTGAGTTTCAAGACGGGAGCATCCATCACTACTATGATGATGTGCGAATTAGGGAAGATGGTGGGTTGCCGCCAGACGCCAGCGATGTTGTTCCTCCCGCTTTTGGTAACGGTCGAGCATATTCGCCTTATTTTGAGCTTTCCATTGACTCAATCGTTTCCCCTGTAGCGTCTCTCACAGAGGCGTGGCTGATCGCGCCTGACGACGTTGCTACTCCGGGTAACTGGTATCAGCTCAACGGCATTGCTGTGCCATACGCGACGTCGGCCCAGGAGTGGGCCAGGCAGATCGCGGCAGAAATAAACAACACCACAACGGTCCCCAACGTTTACTGTGAGGCTGAAGACGGCAAGGTGCGGTTGTCTATGGCTGACATAGATGACCAGTACAACGGTTGGATGATCCAGCTGGACATCACGGGCAACGCCCAGGCGCTGCCGACTAAGGTGCAGACGCTATCCTACGGTGAAGACAACACGCCACCGGCAATTCCAGACCCCATCCCTGTAGGTGACTACGACTACACGATGGACGTGATTTACTACTTGAAGGGTGGCTCGACGCCGATGTTTGGCTTCAAGAATCCTTCGCTCTATAGCCGTCCTATTGCGCTTGAGACTGTCAACATAAACGGTTCGTTGTATGTCATCCAGGGTACAACCCCCCTGCAAGAGTCGGTGGAGCATCCGGGGTATTACGAGTACAACGTCCTCCAAGCGATAACTGATGTGACGCTGATTGCAGACACGCAATATGTTGGTTACGCCAGCATCAATGATTTTAGTTCGTTCAACCAGGCGCCAGACGCGGACGCGCCGGAACCAGAAGAAGACACCAGCACGCCACCGGCACCAACAGCGCCGTTTTCGTGGAAGCCTGGAACCTATGTTTCTGTGCACGGATCGAAGGTCTATGCCGTATCCGGCCCGGCTTTAAACTTCTCGGCAATCGGCAATGCGCGGGTGTGGAATCCCGACTTCGCGGGAGCGGGGTTCATCGACAGCTCAATCCAGAGTTCCGGCCCTAAAGAGCTGGTATCCATAGGTGAATACGGTGTCAGTCAGCTGGCGCTGTTTGCGCGCAGGGACGTTCAGATATGGGATATAGACCCGGACCCAGGGCTTAACAGAATCAGGCAGGTGCTGCGCAATACAGGCACGTTTGCATCCAGATCCGTGACCACATGGGGCAATGACCTTATGTACCTGGACAAGCCCGGCATACGCACGTTGAGGGCGCGTGACAGCTCGAATGCTGCTTGGGTTCAAGATGTTGGCGTGCCTATTGATCAGCTGGTGAAATCAATTTCCAATGCTGCTGGATCGGCAATGTCGGCCAGGGCAATAGGCGCAGTGGACCCCGATGACGGCAGGTTCATGCTTGCGATTAACCGGACGATATTTGTTTTGTCCTTCTACCCGCAAAGCCGCATATCGGCATGGACGACATACCGGCCAGGCTTCCGCGTAGACGAGATGGTTGCTGGCAGTGATCAGGTTTTCTTCCGTAGCGGGACAGGCGTCTATGCGTTGGGCGGCGAGACAGGGCAGGAGTACGACGCTTGTTTGGTAGAGGCTGAGATACCATACCTGGACTTCGATGACCCAGGCTCGAAGAAAGAAATGCATGCGCTGGATATGGCGGCTCAAGGTGTATGGACAATCCAGGCTGGTATGGACCCTATGCGGCCAGAGGTGAGAGATGCCGTAGCCACGATAGATGGCACAACATTCAGGCTGTTTACCATAGGCATGGAAGGCTATACATCACACATCAAACTTAAATTCACGAATAGCGCCCAAGGCCCGGCAAAGCTGGGCACGGTGCTGGTTCATTACACCAAAGGCGAGGCATTGTAATGGGATTCTTAAGCGATCTTTTTGGTGGCGGCGCTGCTGACGCCGGTAAGGAAGCCAGGCGCCAGGCGGCCCGTGAGGCGAGAGAGCGTGAAGCGGCAATAACTCAGGGCACGACAAAGGTTCGAAACACCTTTGATCGGACGTTCACCAATGATTTTTACGAAGGCTTAAGGTCCGCGTTAGAAAACTATTACTTGCCCCAGGTGCAAACGCAATATGAGGACGCTCAAAAGAGCAGTCTGTACTCATTAGATCGGCAGGGGCTTCGTGAGAGTTCCGTGCGCGGTGATGCGTTCGGCAAGTTGCAAGGCAGGTTCGACCAGGCGAAGCAGGATGTCGTGCGAAAAGGGCAGGGCTTGGTGGACACCCGAAAGAATGAAGTTGCCAGAGCTTTGGAGAATGCGGTGATGCAGATCAAC